GGTTCGAATCCTACCAGGTATATACTGTTACTAAAAATAAACAATCATTTTATGAAAGAATTCCTGCTATCAATAATAGCTGGGATGCTATCAAATAAAATATCAGATTGTATCAAAAATTGTCAGAACCCCATCCCAGTAACAGCGAAAACAACAACTTACACATACTTAAACCTTGGTTTCTACAAGCGGATAAGGATACGTGAAGAGGGTTGAGAGTAGACAGGGAGGCGGATTTACACCCCGCCTCCTTTTTATTCATTCCTGTATTGTTTTAAATTAATTCTCCACTTCATCCCCTCTCTTTGGTTTCCGAACCGGGATGCGTAGTTCTTTTTCAGTGAACTTGCTCGACATATACCGTTCTGCATCCGGCCAGTTCGTAAAGCATAAATCCGGATCAGTATAAAGCCTTAGAAGTGTCTCGTTCAGTTTGTCGAGTGCCCCGAATCCGCTTGAATTGATCTTTTCGTCTGTTTTAAACTTGCTGTTTAAGCGTTCGTAATTCTCTGTAACGAATCGGTCGATATACTTCCGGTTCTGTTCGTTCACGGGCTTATGATGTTCCGGAACATCTTGCAAATAATTTGCGTTGATTGGTTTCTTGATCATTATTTAAAATTTAAATCGTAGTTGTCCGTTCTTCTCGTCTTTCACGTGTTGCGGCAATGCCCGTTTCGGCTTTGAGTAGTTGAACTGCCTCTCAGCCTGCGCAAAGTCGCTGAACATTTCCGTAATTTCGTCCGGTATGGGATCGTCATTTTCTTCGTGTTCCGGATCGGCGACTCTCAGAAATGCACCTACCAGATATTGCATGATTTCGTAGATACTTTTGAATTTGTATTTAGTTTTGATAGCGTCGAGTCGCTTCCAGTCATCGAGGTCTATGCGAACTACTGACTTTTTAAAGTCACCTGCTGGATTCTTATTTCTTTTTATCGGTGTCATCGTCTGCTGCTGCCTCCTAATTCGATCACATTAAACATTTCATTAATTCTATCAGCGATATAAGCGCCGTATTTAAGTTGCAAATCTTTTATTGATAGATTTGTTGTTGCATGCGTTAAGGCTTCTTTCCTGAGCTCGTATCGGCACTGAAAGATATATTGCATTACATTCAACTCTGTACCGAAGTATTTTGCCGGAATGGGTTCACGCCCTAATTCATCGAAGCACATCATGCGCGGACTGCCATTGTTGTACGTGTACAATTCCAGTGCATCCTTGCCTCGCATAGAAAAGCTATTTGCAATGAATGAAGCAGAATCAATACGGAAACCTCCCATCGGATAACCGCCTTTATCCTGTCCGCTTACAAAGTATCTGTATCGGTTCATTATCTGCATAATGGTAGATTTTCCGGTTCCGACCGGGCCACAAAGCAAAATACCTTTTTCCGGGTCCAGTTTCGACCTGTCCTTTTCCATGTACAGAAATATTTGATTCATCACATTTCGGTTTGATTTGTCTATTTGAAAATTGCTGCATACAAAACGGCAACACTCTTTAAACCATTCTGCCCGATCCTTTGCGGGCACAGGGTCAGATGTCGGCCTTCCGAATGATAATAGTTGTTTGATCGACATCATTTGTTTGCTCCTTGTTTCCATTTCTACAATTATTTTTAAGTTCAAAAAGCCCTGCCCAGTTGTTGGCGATAGACTGATTAACGATTTCATTTGCTACATTCGCATCATTTCCGCTTAGTCTGACTAACTTGTCATAGCATGCCTTAACAGACCGATCAGATTTATATTTTTCTCTTCGTTCTTTTTTGTATTCCAGCCACAACAGAAAGACATCTAAAAACTCAAAAGAGATAAAAGAAAGCTCGTCGAGAGATAGAGAGAGTTCTTTTAGTTTAGTTTCCGTTTTAGTTTTAATATAGTCTGGCGCATCGGCTGGCTGATTGGCTCCCATATTGGTTGGCGCATCGGCTGGCGTATCTCCTTTCTTTTCGGTTGGCTTTTCGGTTGGCACATCTACCGTATTTTTTCCGGTAGTCGGCTTTTTCTTTGGCGATTCATCTTTGAACTTTTTAGAGAAAGAATATAAACCGACTACTCTTCTACTTTTACCCGATTTATAATAAACCAGTCCTGCATTAATTAGAGATAACCGTGCCCGAACTAAAGTTTTCTCGTCGATATTGAGGGAACAGCATAGTTCAATGTTTGAGCAACTGAAAACGTCCTCCCAACCCTCGCTATTACAAACTGCAACTAATTCATAAAATAGTGCTTGTTCGGTAGCGGTAAGCCTGTTGCGTCTGCGTGCTCTTCGCATTTGTTCCATTAACGTATATCCATCCATATTATCGAGAAACATAATAACTGCACGGCCTTACGCCTACCGATCTAAAGACACTCAGAGCGGAGCAGTAACACATATAATTCTTTTCTTCACCTCCATACTTACACTTCCGGCAGTCCGGTTTACTTTGTGATTGAATGATTTTCTTTGCCATGATTAAACCTCCTTTATTCTGATACCATGTATGCTAAGCATCAGTTTTCTTTTGATTATATACTCTTTCGTTTTCATCCCTTTCGCATCTTCCACCACTAATTCGCCATCACGATAATAAACGAAGTCGGCATAGTAGGACAGGGACTTCTCCAATAGCTTTCTTTTCTGCAGCATCTTCCGGACTCCCTTCACTTCATAATACTCGTATTGTGCCGGAATAAGCTCGTATTTACACTGCTCTTGCAGATCAGAGATAATTCCCTTTTTCTCGAGCAGTTTCAGTTCTTGCGCCCGTCTATACTCGCGAATAGAGTCGTATCCTTTGTACTTAGTATTGTTGTATTTTGCCATCTTGATAATATTAGTTAGTAGTGGAGCGAGGCGGAATCGAACCGCCTATACTGCTGTCTTTACTGCGCGCCGCTGCTCTATCCTTTAAGCTACGCTCCGTTAACCGGGACTTTCACCCGGTTTGTTGTTACTTATCCTTTGAACGATATGGGTAGACATCCATAATTGCAGTTTCTTTCAATGCAATAGATTGATATTCCGCCATGGTATTTTTCATACCTTCATCTACTTTCTTCATAGCATCGCGGAGATCGGCGGCCTGTACAAGTACATTCGTATAGGTTCGTTTCTCCTTTGCGGTCTTTTCATCCAGCACAACGAAAGCAAGTCGTCCGGCATACCATTTATCGGCCGCTTCTTCATCAGATGGAAAGAGTTCGCTATAATTGGCGCGTTTTATATCGGTAACGGTAAATTCGCCAGTGATAAATGGTGTTGTTTCTTCGATAATACGTGCTTCCGCTTCGGTGAAGCTGAGTGCATCGACTAAATAGGGTTCAGTAACTTTTTTGTTAACTCCGTCTGAGTCTATTTTCTCGTAACGGATTTTGCATAAAAACCAAGTGTGCATCATAATTGTATATTTTAAAATGTTATGTTAATGTGTTGTGACAGTACTTGCTAATTTCAATTTCTTTAATTGCTTTTTTAGCCTTGTTATTTGATTTTGTACCGGGACATTGCCTTTTGCTTTCGGTTTTAATGTTTCAATTTCAACCTTTATCGCTAAAACTTCCTTGGCCTTGTCGATACATTCCAGAAAATCCCGGCCACTCCGTAATGATTCGTCTATCATTTCATTTGCCAGTCGTACCCGGTCATACAACTTCTGTATGTTTTCAGTGTGATCACTCCGGTGCATTTCAAGCAGACGCCCGTCATTTACATAGCCATCATAGATGACATAATATAGGGTATCTATATCCGGGCGACCGAGGAAATGCCCGAGAAATTGCCAATAGTATTCATCTTTGTCGTTAATTTCCTGTAGCAGTTGTAGTGACTCGATCTTTCCTTGTGACATCGGGCACTTAATCTCAACCAGTGCCGATACTTTTCCATCAAAGCCATATACATAGGCATCCGGCGAATCGCCAAAGCCTTCAAACGGCTCGTTAAATACGATGTCCTCAAAATCGGTAGTACAGGACTTGATTTCATTTAATAGCTGCGTACGTAGCCATTCCACGGCGAGCGGTTCATTTTCGTGCCCCCAATCGAAGGCTTTTGCAGTTCCGTTTTCGCGGGTTACTCCGGTTCGGCGTTCATAGCGAACAGCAAACATCACATCTAAAGCGGCTTTGCCAAATGGCGTACCTTTGCCGGCTTTCATCAGATCAGGAAGAACGGAGGCTGTAATCAGACCACGCCGTTTTTCTTTCCATTCAAATTCTTTTTGTTCAGCGGATTTCATATTTTATTATTTAGAGGAAATTTAATATTGTATTTTATCAGTGCCTTTTTACTACGATCAAGCAAATTATTATCGAAAAGTGCTCCATTCTGTACAATCCATTGCTTTACAGCTTTAATGCAAGCGTATTCATTCTCAAAATAAAATGTAAACCGCTTACATGCAGACATACCGGAGGTTACTTCGATGGCATAATAGATAACCGGATCAAAACTATTTGTTATACAGAACTGAAAGCCATGCGCCTCAAATAATTCACCTTCGCAAACCCTGACACCACAAGTTGTTGCCCGTTTTATTCTAATGGATTTCATGTTTCTGTAATTCTTTTATTTGTTCTTTGGTTAGTTTGTACTTAGCGATGACCTGATTTACTGTATAGCCGCCTTTTAAACCGTCTATAATGTTATTCCAGATTGCGGAACCAGTTTCAACGGTTGATCTGGTATCATCCAGCTTCGGCGCAAATGGTCTGATACGAAGTGCATCTACCATTTCTCCTTTTACATTTACACGAGCGGAGCCGACTTGTATAGCCTTATTGATCCATTGCTCAATATCTGGCGTTTTAAACAGTTTCTCTAATGTTTTACAGTTGGTTTTGTTAACTACCATCGGTTTGACATTCTCGTGAAAATATGCGATTAAGCACATATCTTTCTTACCGTTTTCCCCGGTCACTTCTTCGCGCTTCATTTCTCGGATAGTAAGGATTAAGTCTTTGCCTTCCGTAAGGCTGTGAGCGCCCAGATATGGGTAATTAAATTGGGTTTTCCAGTGTGTCATAATTGATTTATTTTTATGGAGTTGAAGGTTAAAATAACGATTGTTGGACTCGGGATAAAACCAACTTATTAGCCTCTCTAAAGAAATCTTTCTTTATTTCAAATCCGTATGCTTTACGTCCTAATTGGGCAGAGGCTAACAAAGTGGAGCCACTACCGGCACACGGATCTATGACTACATCACCCTTGTCGGTGAATATTTCTATCAATCTACGAAGTAGCGGTACCGGCTTTTGCGTTGGGTGCACCTTGGGAGTCTCACCGTCCCGCACCCAGTCGAAGCAGTTGAATATCATTCGTCCGTCATTGTTGAACTTAGGGAGTTTGTCTCTATATAAAAGCAAACCATACTCACAGTTACCGACAATCTTCATGTTTGCCTTTAAGACTTGTGCGGAGAAGTCTTTTCTAAACACAAGGTTTATGTAATTATTCAGC